CAACAAACTACACTGCAACACACGCTCTTAAATCTCTCTTTTCGATCACAAACAGTTCTCTGAATACATCTCGAATTTTCGCTACAGCCCTTCAATATTGACAGATGGCATCTGGTAAGAAGCAACTTGGAAATTTTAAAGTTGAAGTTCTGGACGTGCTTAACACGCACATGGCTCAAATGCTCATGGGAAAGACCTTAAGTGTTGAAGAAAGAACACGAGAGGTTTTGGTTCAGATCGTCAAGAAGCATTATCGGAAAAATGAAATGAAAGAGGGTGGTGATTTTGTTATGGTTGATGGAAAAGGAAAAACCGTTGCATCTTTTCCAACCCTGCTGAAAGGAAAACCCACGCTCAAAGATTTTGTTGATAAAGAGTTTCAAATTCCTGCACAACAACCTTTTAACACTTGCGACTCGGTAACAAAATGTATAAAAGCCCACCGGCAACAGTTGGCACACATGCGCACAATTTCGAGTGATTACACGTTTGGGGGCATTTCAAAAATTTGCCCAATTCCACTTATACAAGGGATGGTTCCAGTACAGGGAATGTGTTTCTTTACAATGGTTGTGTCACTTAGTTACTTCATTCCCCCAGAGCTTGATGATAAATTTGCACAACTCCTTGAAGAAATTCTGCAATTACTTAAAGCATGGCCCACATTTGAAACTGTTGCAAAAATTGCTCAATTTATTATATATCGCATTCCAATTTTAGCACACGTTCCAATTCCTGCGCTAGCTGTTGATCATGAAAACGGCCTGATGCATTTCTGCGACCAACGAGGAGTTCCAGCTGGGTGGCATGTGTTAAAAATTGGAATGCTTGCTGAGCTAGCAAATGCAGGAACGATGACAACATCCAAGCTCAATAAATATTACGTTGGTGGTAGTAATGAAGGCCAGGACGACTTGGATTTCTATGTTGAACAAATTCACAAGATTAAAAAGAACTTCTCAAGGTGGTTAACGAGTGGCACATTGTTTTCGGACTTAGCAAACGACGTACATCTCACTGCGTTTTTGGCTTTATCTCCAGCGCACTTAGCAAAATTGCATCACTATCTTGAAATAAGTGCAGAGGAAGCTCAAAAGATTGTCCAGCTAGACGCAGTTAACAAAAATAAAATAATGGCTGCAGCAGTTATTCAAACAGCTCTGAAGGGCATTCGCATCAAATTGCGAGAGACGGATATTGAAAAAGTTTGGTTACATCTACACAAAACTTTGGATCACATTCTTCAAGATGATGACAGTGATGCTTCAGCTCGCCTACGTGAAGCTTGCACACGAATGTACAATGTACTTTGTGCAAACAAAAAATTTGTTTATCAATGCGAAAAGCACACATACTCTCGCGACAACGCAACTTTAAGAGAAATGTTTGGTTGTTCATCTACATGGCTAAGCAGGCTACAAAGAAAATTGCATATCTTGAGTGGCGAAAGGCAGCTAGTTGTTTCAAACATAAAATTGGCTTGTTTCAGTGACGGTATCATACATCGCACCATACCCTATGTGAACGCTTTTTATCTTTATTTTACAATTAATCTGTTTGCCTTTCTCTCCAACATATATAGTTTAGCTCGTTTGTTTTTCCTTTTTATCTTTGCATGGTATGGTTGCGTTTCCCTTACGTCTATAGTGTTTCATTTAATTAAAATGCTCGTTCTATCTAGGTTATCTCGTAATTATAATAAAGTGTTGTTTTGTGGTTTTGTTTTCTGCATGTTCGAGCTTGGCCGATACATTGCTTGGAAGAAATCTCAAAGAAAGGAGAACCAACCACAAGAATTGCAAGCTAGCATTAAATCAAGTGAGAAGCAGATGATGTCTGTTATGGCAATGATCACACTTCTGGTGCATGCTTTTGACATTGATTTGGCAATTACGATGAGTAACTCTTTAAATCATGTTGCACGCATGGCTAACATGCTAACGGATACAACGGCAGGCTGGGTGATGCGTGGCAATGATTCGCAGGAGTTACAGATGCAGTTGTTTGATTTAGCACTTGAAGCGGATGACACGATTCGAAATGAGCTGGATGAAGCATCAACGTCACACACGACTTACGAAACATTTTCTTCATGGATGGCTGAACAAACTTTGTTTGAGAATGACAAAACAAGACCACTTAGTTATGGTAGAGTGGAATCGCTAGTTGAGATTGACCGTGATAATGCAGTGGAGTCTGGTCAGGCACTCGTTGATACAACAAATGCATGGACTCAAGTTGTTGGTCAAACAGGTTCTGGAAAATCAACACGTTTACCAATTGCATACTACAATAGACTAAGGCATGTTGCTGCACGGAAACGTGCTATTCTTATATGTGAGCCAACACAGGCAACAACTCAGAATGTTGCATATTCATTATCACACCAACATGGGAAACAAGTCTATTACCAACATGAAGGAAAGATTCAAAACGGAGATATGAGTATCCAAGTCATGACGTATGGGACAGCCTTCTTCAAAGCCATGTCAGCAGACACATTTATTCAGCAGTTTGATGCGGTTTTTCTTGATGAGTCTCATCTTATAACTGCACATAGTTTAGCTTTGGAATCATACTTAAATAAATGTGTTTCAGTGCGGAAATTTTATCTGTCTGCAACACCACGCAATCACGTTCCTACCAATGCAATCGTGAGGCGCTTTCAAATTTTTGAACATGCACAACCTGAAGTTAGTATTGAAGCCTTCATTTCATCTATCGGTAAAGGTGACAGTCTTGATGCGCTTAATTATGGGGAGAAGGTTCTTATCTTCTTATCTGGTCGCGAGCAGTGTAATCGTGCTGCAATGAAAACAGCTGCAACTCAATATGGAATACGTGCTTTTTCATTGCATAAGGAGAATTTTCCTTCAAATTACCCAAAGATTCTTGATGCCCTATCAGCTCCTGGGAGGTGTTATATTTACGCTACGAATATTCTCGAGACCGGAGTTACCTTAAATGTTGATGTTGTTGTTGATTTTGGATTCACCAACCAGCCAAAGCTTAATCTTACTGAACGGACGTTGCTTCTCGAGAAACGAAGAGTAACGGAAGCTGAGCGGAAGCAAAGGATTGGCCGCGCAGGACGTCTGCGCGATGGGCACGCTATTGTTCTTGGAAAGACATGTCAGGCTATTGAAATGGTAACGCCTGACGTTGTTTTTGATGCAGCCCTCTTATCTTTTGTGTATAATCTTGAGATATACGTTAATGCACATCTGGATTGCGAGTGGTTAGCAACAATAACACGTGAGCAGGCGCGAACAATGCTTAATTTTAGATTGTCAGTTTTCTTTATGCGTGATCTAGTGAACAAACAAGGAAACATTCGATCAGAGCTTTTGCAAGCAGTGAAAAATAAAACATGGAAAAGTCTTAAAGTTCACACAACCAATTTTCAAGCAAATAACAGAGAATACCAGCAATGGAACAGACTCGATCATTACACTTTAACAAATTTCTGTGCCGAGAACTCCCAGGCATTTGGGGAGATAAGTCATATTCGAGTTCCTTTTATAACCCACGACATGCTAGATTTTGATTTGGTGGAGATAGCCAAAGCTGTCGCACATTACAAGCCAAATATGATGACGGTTTTTGGTTCCAAGCCTGCGAAAGGTGTTAGCTTGGTTATGAAGGTTGATGAGACAAATGTTTTTGACACACTGAGGGTTGCACGGTTGTTGAAGCGTGACTATGAAAACCAAATATCGAGCAAGAAAACTGCAATCAATACACAACGCGAATCACCAATCTCTTATCTGCTTTCTACAAGAATTGTTGATGACTTAACAGCTAAACTAACGCAACAAATACAGAGAGCAGAACGCAACATAAGAAAGTTAGATGGTTTCATAACAAATCTTGAAGTGTATGCGAATGCACCATTACCGAATGAACCAGCAGTAATGGGCCATGGTGATTATGAAGAGATAGGAAGATGCATGCAGTTACAGATGGAAGGTAAACTAACCCGTGAAAGTATGATTGAAAGTCTCCAACTTGAGGATATCCCAAATGCATCTCTAAAGGATGCCATTCTGCTAGGTAATAGAAGATCGATTCTTGCACTCTCTTTCCTAGCATGTGGCGCCTTTGCTGGATTGGCATGGTACTTAACATGGGATGACAACGAAGGGTTAAACAACAAATGGAACAAGAAGCAGCGCGTTGCTGTTCATAAAGAGGTTCTCGAGATGAAAGGAAAACATTTGAATAGAGACAAACGTAATGTTGCTTTGCAAGATACATTTGATGAAGCATACACGGCCATCAGGGGAGATGAAGACTTTGAGAGAGTTCGAAGCAGAAGAAAAGGTGCTAAGGAAAAGGATATTGCACCAGTGATGCGTTACGCACAACAAAAACGACCATTCTTAACACTGTATGATTTAACACTTGATGAGGATATAACGCATGCAGTTTTTGCTGATCACAACAACCAGGCCTTTTATGAAACTGCAAATCCCCTTGCAAACCTTAAGGATGTTGAAACACACCTGCAGAGCCATAAGGATAAAGGTGGAGTGGTGTTTTGGTCAGATTATGCTGATGACACAATTTTTATGACTATCACTAAAAGAGATGGAACTGTACAAAAAGTCAGGTTGACACCACACTCTTCGGAGCGCACCACAAGGCATGGTGGGCAACAAGGGTTCAAAGAGCACGAGGGACAGTATCGACAAACAGGTGATGTTGAGATTTTGAAGCAGCCACAACAGACACTGGAGATTGATACGAGACTCTCCAACAACAACACAAATCTTGAGATTATGAATATGATTGGACACATTCAAATTGGAGAGGGTCGATTGCATTGTTTATTATACAAGGATTTCATCATAATGCCAGCTCATGTCATGCAAAAACCGCTACCTCTAACAATTTCATTCAAACATTACACAGTTAAAATCCCGGAGTTACAGGAAGCCTATGCATTCGAGGGATTTGATCTTCTCTGCATTAAAAGACCACCACAACTCGCACCAATAAAATGCTCTGCTAGTTTAGCAACGGCACAGGAAGGCATGATCGTGCAGATGCTTCATAAAAAGTTTTTAACAAACAAACCCATAATTACCGTAACAGCACCAATTCATGAAACATCAGAATTGAGATGGGCTCATCAAATTCCCACAGTTGTTGGTATGTGTGGTGCACCCGTCGTTGACACGCAAACTGGAAAGATTGTTGGGATACACGTGATGGGTGATAGTTTCAAAAAGCACAACGTTTTTGAGACATTTCCAAGTGATGCTTTGGAAATCTTAAATACTAATGATAAGAAAATTCATCAGCGCTACATCAGTCAGAAGATTAAAATTTGGACTTTCATTCCGGAAACACACGGCTATGATCCAAGGAAGATACAAGGTTTACAGATGCTTAAAGTTGAAAGTCTTAGAGTTCCAAAGGATACGAGCATGTATACCATAGAAAACTTCGTTCAGGAAGCGCAAGCAGGGGGTTTGTTTAAATGTCGTGAGATTTCAGCACCAAGACCTCTCCCAATTGGAGTTTCAGCTCAACACATGCAGAACGTTGCATTTGCGAACGCAATACTAAACAAACGGCACACGTATGTTGGGGAATCACCATATTGGAGAGAATTCAAAAGAATCCACAGTGAACACGTGCGTGGAATTTCCGCATTTGAGGACTTTTACGCTCCTAGTGCATTGACTTTTGATGCCTACTGGAAAGATTTACTAAAGTTCAATCGAACGAGTGCAAGTGATCCAACATGGAATGAGAAGGCATTAAAACACTCAATGCTCGCAACGATACAGGCGCTTAAAGATGCAGGAATGGTTCCAACAAGAGTTAGAACAACCTTCGAGGTTTTGTCAGATATACAATGGTCAACTGCAGCAGGACCACTCTATGCCATGAAGAAGAAAGAGCTCTGCAAAGATCTCTCAACTGAGGAACTTGATGCCCTAGCCATACACGTTAAAACAAGATTGATAAAAGGGGAAAATTGCGGAGTGTGGAATGGTTCTATGAAAGCCGAGCTACGGCCAATTGAGAAGGTGCAAGCCAATAAAACAAGAGTTTTTACAGCTGCTCCTTTGACAACACTGATAGCTTCAAAATTCTTTGTCGATGACTTTAATAAGCAGTTTTATGCAACACATCTTAAGGCCCCACACACTGTTGGAATCAACAAGTTTGCACGTGGATGGGAGCAGCTGTATACTTACTTGCACAAGGATGGGTGGTTACATGGGAGTGGGGATGGCTCAAGATTTGACTCCTCTATTGATGATTTTTGGTTTGATAAGCTTTACACTATCAGGGCACACTTTTTCCATGAGGATGACAAGAGTGTCGCGCAACAAGCGCTTGGAAACATGTATAGAGAATTTTTGTACACACCAATCCACACAACCTCTGGAAACATTTTGGTAAAACAAGTCGGAAATAATAGTGGTCAACCAAGCACAGTCGTTGACAACACGTTGATCTTGATGATGTCATTTTATTACGCTTACATTATGAAGACACAAGATTTTAATTGTGAATGTTTAAATGATTGCATGCGGTTTGTTTGTAATGGGGATGACAACAAATTCTCACTGGCTCCAGATTTTGTTAAGAAATATGGAGGAGAATTCACAACTGAGATCAAACAACTTGGTTTAACATATGAATTTGATGACCTCACAGAGGATATAACAGAGAACCCTTACATGAGTTTGACAATGGTCCGGACATGTAGTGGCATCGGTTTTTCCTTACATCCTTCTAGAGTTGTTGCCATTGTTCAGTGGATAAAGAAAGGAGACATAATCCAAGCAACACAAGCAGCATTTGCAGCAATGGTGGAAGCATATAACGACCCATGGTTGTTTAGTATTCTGCATCTTTATTTAGTTTGGTTGATTATTGAATATAAAGATGCTTTAAATTTTGCCAGGGTCAATGGCATTTTTGGTGTTGTGTACATGGATCCGTGCCAAGTTCACGCATTGCACTATGGCATTCCAACAGCAAATGAGCTTAAAGAGGACGAGGATTATGACGATGACAGTGATGAAGACCTTGAAATTGTAGAGTTTTGTTCCCAGCAATTTCAGATGGATCTGGTTGGAACACCAACAGCTCCAAGACAAGGTAGCACAATAGCATCAGCAAGTACATCTGGCACAGCCAGCACCAACCTACCAGGCAGTGGCGGAACCAGGACAGCACCACTTGCACCAATAACAGGCCAGCAACATGCGGAAAACCCACCGCAACCGGTTGAGAGCTTTGATGCTCAGCAACAAGATTTTGCACCTAGCGGTGGTGATGACGACACGGACATTCAGTGGAGAATACCCCCAACACCAAGGAGGTTGAGTCACTTCAACAACCCACGCGTGAAAGGTAAAAGGATTTGGAACAGAAGGATAATCAACAGCATCGCAAAGGAACAGTTCACACAATCATCACAATTAGCAACAACTTTGCAGTTTGAGAGATGGGCTGAAGATGTTAGGAAGAGTCTTGGCACACCAAATGAAGACGACTTTCAGATCTATTTAACATCATGGTGTTTGTGGTGTGCCAACAACGGAACCTCTTCAGAAGTTGACGTCAACCAAACTATGGAAATTCACTCAGGTGGGAAGTACTCCACAATACCAATCGCCATCTTTGTTGAACCAGCAGTGCAAAACGGAGGGCTTCGGAAAATTATGAGACATCTCAGTGACATTACATCACAAATACTAGCTAAAGGAGGAAAAATGACGGCATGGGGAACAAAGAGAGGTTACACACAGCTCGCAATGATACCATACGCTTTTGATTTTTGCGTTCAAACGAATGGGATGCCCAAAACAGTGCGCGAGCAATTAAATCAAGGAAAAGCTGCTGCAATTGGTTCAGGTTACCAGCGAGTTATGCTACTAGACGGGAAAGTTCAGCGAAGCAAGACGAGTTATGAGAGGCATGTCGACACTGATGTCGATGAATTTGAACATGGCTCAATGGGTGAGCCACGAGCAACTCTATATTGAACATATCAGTATGTCAATTTAGTGTGTTTACTAATATGCACTTATTTTATATAATTAGATGTTTTCTTTTCTTGTTCGCTGTGTCTATAGGTTCAATGGGAGTTTTTGTGGGTTTTCTTCCAACGCCTAGTAACCCTCAACACAGCATTCTAAGGTTGTTCTGGAGGAACACCTGGCAACGCACTTGCGTAGTTTATCCTATTACCATAGAAGGTTATAAAAAAAAAAAAAAAA